TGGGTTTGCTTTATTAAGCACCATTAGCTCAGTTGGTAGAGCAACTGACTCTTAATCAGTGGGTCCTGGGTTCGAGTCCCCGATGGTGCACCAAAAATAGCGCGGTAGAATGTGCAAAACATTTGCCGCGCTTTTTACTATATGTTGGGCTGACTACATTTTGACTACAAAGGCATAAAAAATAAGCGGCGGGCTACCCCTATTTTCAGGAGACGGCCCGCCGCTTTTGTTATGGATTATTTAACTTGCCAGTCAGTTGCCTTTGCCGATCTGCTTAATAACCTGATCCGCGCCGGTGGCAGCCAGGCCGGAAACAATGCCCACGGCCAGGGCGGTCAACGGATCCGCGGCCGGGAAGTCCGGCACGTTGATGTACATGGCAGCCAGGCCCAGCAGGCCGCCAAGGGCGCCGCAGATGGACGGCAGCCATTTGTTAGCAAGCGGCGTTTGTTTGACCGCTGTTGCCGCCAGGTAGCAGATAACCGTAATCGCCGCCACCCCTGCCATACCAAAAGATGCAAAATCCATGAGTTTTTCCTCCTATGTATTCGTGTTCAAGCGGTTTTGTTCTCGAGATCGGTGATGCGGTGGTTTGCAACCTTGATTTGTTCTTCCAGCACCGGTACACGTTGGGCAAAATTATTGTGGGCACGGACTTCACGGGTCAGCTCTTCAATTTTTGTATCGGTCACGGCTTGCGCGGTGGCCATCCTCTGCTCTGTGCGCCGCTGCCCGGCAAGATTGGTAATAATAACGCCGATAAGGCTCAACCCGCCAGTAATCAGCGCAACAACAATAGCATCCACCAAATCACTCCTCCACATATTCGGCCTTGTACAGCCCTGCATCAATCAGCTGCAGCTCTGCACACTTGCGCATGATGTACCAGGCGTCGCCGCTGGATACCGGCCCAACGTCCAGCATCCACTGGTTGCCATCTGCACAGGTTTCGCGGTATAGGCCGGCGGAGATAAGCCCCAGCCCCTCGCACAGGGCGCGAATGGTTGCGCGGTCGCCGCTGGAGATACGGCCAATGGTAATACGCTGCTTGTCCAGCTTGTTGGGGGTGGTGTCCTCCGGGGTGGGCGCGGTGTGGCCCTGCAAGCCTGCCTGGATCATCAGCTGCTCATAGTCCTTGTATACCCTGTTGCAATCCAGGCTGGTGCCGTAGCCGGGCACGCCCAGAGCGTTGCGGCTGCTGTACTGCCAGATGCCATACGGCAGGGGGCAGGTGCATGTGCTGCCATACTGGGCAACCCAGATATCGTATTTGGACAGCGCCTTGTAGTCCAGGCGGTTGCGAATAAAATTGCAGCTAGCATACAGGATGCCGTAATACCCCGCCGCCTCGATTTCGCCAAGGAACGCTTCCACCAGCGCGGTGCGCTGAGCGTTGGTCAGCCGCAAAATGCACGGCTCATACTCAATGTCATAGGCCACCGGCAGGCACAGGTGCTTGTCCTTGATCGCGGCCAGGCAGCAGCGGGCCTCCTGGCGTGCCTCCTCCGGGGTGCTTGCATAACTGTACCAGTACACGCCGTACTGGATACCCAGGCGGGCGCATTCCGCTGCGTTGCGCTCAAACTGCGGGTCAACCTGGCTGCTGTAACGGCCATACCCGGCGCGCAGCATGGCGTGGCGGATGCCCTTGCTGTAGGCTGCCTGCCAATCAAATTTGTTTTGGTGTTTCGATACGTCGATTGCATAATACATGCGCTTCACTTCCTCTGTGTGTTGTATGCTGCTGTAACTGCCCAGCTTGACCGCACTGCTGGCCGTGCTGAAATCAGCATCCAGCCAGTTCAGCGGGTTGGTACGCTGGCCTTTCCAGCGCACTTCAAAATGCAGGTGTGCTCCATAGCAGTTGCCGGTATCGCCGCTGTAGCCGATCAGCTGACCCTCCTGCACCTGCTGACCTTGCTTGACAACAATCTTATTAAGATGTGCGTACAGCGTTTCGAGCGTACCATACTTGTATGTAGCGTGTTTCAGCTTGACCATGTTGCCATAGCTGTTTGTATCGCCGCTGGTGCGCTTGCCATTCCAGTGGTACGCGATTGCAACCGTGCCGGCCTCCGCAGCGTACACTGGCGTGCCCACCGCTGCGCGGAAATCCAGCGCCCGGTGCAGGCTGCCGTCATTGTAGATCCAGCCCGCGGTGATGATGTGTTGGGCCAGGGGCCAATGCAGCAGGGCTTCTTCATTCTTCAGCCGCATTTTTATCCTCCTTATTTTGTCCTCTTCCATATCCATACCGATAAATAAGGCGGCATGTTGTTGTGGGCTGCCCCGGAACCGCCGGAGGCGACTGTTACGGTTTTGGATTCCCAGTTCGGAATACCCCAGCCACTTGATTGCGTTTGGACATACGCATCCGCAGAGCTTCCGGTTTTGGAGCGTATTACGTTGCTTCCGTTGGCCACAGACAGCGAATAATTCGGTAGCTCGCTTTGTGTAAGCTTATGGGTGAATTCGCCCCCAGTGCTACCTGCGGGATAACTGCTGGAAGCAGCAAACAGGAAAGTTTCAGATATTCTTTCCCACGTGCCACCAAATAGATTTGCCGGGCTTGTACTGTTTACGCTCATGTAAATACTGCCAATCGGCCAGGCTGCAAGTTTTGCTTCCGCGATGGCCGCCTTCACCGCCGCCGGTGTTGCCGCAATACCACCATTGGTCGAACTTGTTGAACTGGTCGAATCACTCAATTTCACACCGCCCAAAGTCGAAGCATTACCTGTCGGCAGTGTGTACTTAGTATCTGTTGTCGGCGGTGTGTATCCCAAAGCACTTGTCACGTTCGCCTTTGTCAAACTAATCGTGCCGGAATTCTCCGTAATGTTACTCCCGATTTTTACACCACCCAAAGTCCAAGCACTTGCGGTTGGCAGTGTGTACTTGGTATCAGTAGTCGGTGGCGTATAACCCAGTGCATTTGTCACGTTAGTCTTACTAATGCTGATCGTGCCGCTGTTCACTGTAATATTGCTGCCAATCTTTACGCCACCCAGGGTTGAACTGGTAGCGGCAGGCAGCGTATGGGTACCGGAGGAGGCCGGTGTCATATAGATCTGGTTGCTGTTCAGCGTTCCTTCACTCTTAGCATTATCATACTGGGCTTGCGTCAGGTAGTTGATCACCAGGCTGTCCAGCTTTGTATCAGTGGCCATAATCATATACCTCTCGTTACAATCGCGCTGATTGCGGATAGTCCACTCGGCAGCCCAGTCAGTCTTCCGTTGCTGATGCTTAGGCTCAGGTTGGTGCTGCTTGGGCCGCCGTATATGGCGCTCTTGTGGTACTTGTCGCCCTCAAATGCGACCAGGCTCGTAGTCTGCCCGCCCCAGCCGCCGGAACTGGTTATGGTGCCATAGCCCCAAATCTTAATGGTTCCGCTGGCGGTCTTAAAATTCACACTGGGGTTGGTGTCCGTAATGGCATAAGCCTCCACATTGTTATTGCCATTGCCGCCGGAACTCCCGCCGCCGGCATAAGTTCCTGTCACACCAAAAATGTTCACACCGCTCTTAATGTTCCCGGCCACCAGGTTCGCATCGCCCTTGATTGTCTGTGTCCCGCTCAGGTATTGCCCAGATGCAATGCTCTGGTCGGTTGTCTTCGGGATGTAAGTTGCTGCGCTTTTTTTGGTCACATCACTGCCAATATAAGTGCTCGATATCGCATTCACGGTCACTTTGCTCAGTCCGTCATATCCGCTGTCCGGGCTTACCGTCTGGGTGCTCTCGCTGGGCGTAACCGTTTTGGTCTGCAAGTTTGGCGTGTTTCCGCCACTGCTGCTCCCGGTATAACTGCCTGTCACATTAAAAATCTTTACACCGCTCTTAATATTGGCCGCAGTCAAATTGCTGTCACCCTTAATCGTCTGGGTTCCATTCAAATACTGGCCGGATGCAATGCTCTGGTCACTCGTTCCCGGCGTATAAGTCGCAGCACTTTTTTTCGTCACGCCGCTTCCCACATAAGTTTTTGATACTGCATTCACTGTAACCTGGCTCAAACCATCATAGCCATTGTCGGCCTTAACCGTCTGTGCGCTCTCACTGGGGCTTACGGTCTTGCTCTGCAAACTCGCCCCACTTGCACCACCCGTCACAAAGCCGCCCTGCATATCAACGGCATTGCTGCCTAAATACACACCCATGCAGCTGTCACCACCTTCTGAGCGTAACGCTTGTCGCGCCAACGCTGGCTGCCGTTATGTCAATGGTTTTTGCGCTGCTGCCGTCCCATGCGCCCTGACTGGTTCCGTTCAGTTTGATGGTCAGGCTGTTATTTAGTTTTTCGGCGCTCGTTGCGGAGCCGCCTGCGTTGCTGGAGCCGGCATAGTTTGTGGTTCCGGTGACTTTGGCCCCTGCGGCACTGTGGGCAATTACCCCTTTCGGCAGGTCGGCAGCCTGCACCGTATCACCGGTCAGGTCGAGGACAACTTCATCATTGATAACAACCTTGTTGACCGCCATATCAGCCTCCGATCGTCAGGGTTTGCCCGCCCGCGGCGTTATCAACGTATGTGGCCGGGATAGCCGCCACGGTGACCTGCGACAGGCAGTTATACGCTTTGTCGGGCAGCACAACCTGCTGCTCAAAGGTCGGTGTAACGCTCTTGGCCTGCGGCTTCATACCTTCGCTGCCGCTCATAGAGCCTTTCACGCCCAGGACTGTAACGCCCTCGCGGATATTTGTGGGCACCAGCTTGGCCTGTTCGGTCGCCGCGATAGTCACTCCGCCCGCGCCATCATGAAAGCCCATGGGAATGGTGTACTTACCAGAAACGGTGCTGATTTCACCGTTGACTTCGCCGTTGTTGGGCATTGTGCCGGTCATTTTAGCGCCACGCGCGTAGAATGTTTTCCCGTTCAAAACCTCCGCCACAGCTGCGGTAGCATCGCTGGTATCCGCGTCTTTCGTGCTGGTACCGGTAATAGGGGCGCCGGACTTGTCGTGCGCCGTGATACCTTTGGCCAGCTTGTCCGGGGTTACAGTGTCTGCGGTAAGGTCCAGCTTAGTCTCCTTGCCAATAACCACCTTGTTCACATATTTATTGGGCATTGTAGTACTCCTCTCCTATAATCAGTGTGTAGCCACTGGAATCGTTGGCTACCTCGTACTGAGGTATCTTCTTGATTGTTAGGTCCTGCTGCATTAGTCGCTTTGCGGTGGGCAAAACCTGCGCCGAGAACAACGGCGTGATGTCATACGGCCCGCTGTACTCCGGCGCACCCACCACTGTGGTGCCGGTCACGTCCACCCGCACGGATGCCGCCCCGGCAATGCGCACTGATACGGCGCTCTGTTGGGCCACTCGCACCTGGATCATGCACCATCAACCTCCTGGAATAAGGTCGGGCTCATTTTGAGCGTCAAAATCTCCGTCTGCGGCTGGTCAGTGCTGTCCCGCAACGTGATGCGGGTGTCCATGTACAATGCTTCGCCGCCCAGGAATTTGTACGTTTCTTCCCGCGTCCAGGGGATAAGGATGATGTTCTGTCCTTCCTGCCGGGTGCAGTCATCCGGCCAGACGTTGGATTTAATGGCCGGGAAGCCTTTGCAGAACTTCTGCTTGAACACAAATTCGATCCGGCTCACATCATCCAGATCCATCCCGATTTCCACGGGCAGCACGAATTGCGTTCCCTGTTTCATTCGTTTTTCTCCTAGTTCGGCAGTTTTTCTTCCTCTGTTTTCGGAGCTTCGATGTTTGCCGCCGCGGCTTCTTCGGCTGCCATATTTTCACGCACGACGGCAAGCATGTTTTCGAGGATCAGCTCAGATACCGCAAAGGGGATTTTCGCTTCATTGATCGCGGCAATAATCTTGCGTTTGCACTCTTTAATGCGTTTGGTATCGGTCATGGTCTTTTCCTCCTTACAGCCGCGCGTTCACGGCATTTTTCAGCGTGGCAATGGCCGCCAGAACCGCTTCATCAAGGGCCACAAAAGACCCCCGGTTGTTCTGGCTAGTGATGTTGCCGCTGTCGTCCAGTTCCATGTAGGTGTAGCTCACGCGTTCGCCTTCGGCGGTCGTTACGACCGCCACGCCAGATAATTTCTTCATGTTAATCCCTCCGATTCATCCAATAGAATGTCTGCGGTTTCATCTGCGCCGGTGTCCATAGCCAACAGGTCATCTGCGGCGGTGGTGCTTTCATCCTGGGCGCGGGCAGCAGCGCTGGCGGCCAGCTCAATGCCTGCCGGATCACCGGCAGGGTAGCCGCTGTCACTGCGGTCGGCATAACTGCCCTCATAGCCGCGCTGGGCGGCCATGCAGAGCCATGCAAATTGCTGCCTCGGTGCGCCGTGTATAATGGCATACTGGCCGCAGTTTTCGGCCCACAGGTGGCCGGTTCCATCGCAATCCGTCAGCAGCCAGGCGGGCTGCCCGTACTGGGCGATGGTCTCCGCATAGCGCGGGTCAAGAGCAATCAGGCACCAGCCGTCCGGCCCGCATTCGCCGCGTCCCCAGTCCGCAAAGGTCGGCAGCGGCGTTTCAAACGCGGCCATTTTCAGCGTGCCGAAGCTGGTAGGCACCACACGGGATTTCTCGCCCCAAACGTCCAGATTGTGTACATTCAGCTTGCCGCTCACGCCGACGCGCGTCGTATTAAAATCGGCGTCGCTGTCGTTGCTGCGGTTGTAGGTGATCTGCATCCCAACGTAAGATGTGGGGTTCAGCCCGTCAACCCAGCCATACTTTGCGTACTTGCTGCACGCACCGATGTATGAACTGCCCGCCTCAGAGTACAGCACGCCGGTCAGGCCAATGCTGCCGGTGTTGATGGTGGCATACCACGCAATGTGCCGGTTGTCCAGAAACACGCGCTCACCGGCCTCGGTGCCCATCCGTATCCAGGCATTGTCCAGATCGTACACCGTGGTGTACGACAAGTTGTGTATCTGTCCGGTCGTGATGTTGCCGCCGTTGATGATGGTCTTGTCCTGGTTCCAGGTGCTCAAATCCGAAAATGTCACCACGCCGGATAGGTTGATCTGTGCGCTGGTGATCTCTGTTCCGCCCGTCGTCAGCTTGATGGTGCTGGAAGTTCCGCTGGTGGAAGCCGTCAGCTTGATTTCGCTCACCGTCTGCTTGATTTCGGTCTTGGTCTCGCTGGTGGTCAGATAATCGCCGGTGCTGGCCGTCCAGGCGGTGGGTGCGTTGCCCATCTGCACCATGGGGTGCATGATGGTCAGGTCATTGGTAACGGTGGCGAGGTCATTTGCAGTGCTGATGAACAGACCGTCTGCATACCCGTCCGCGGTCGCTGTAAAGGCTGCCCAGCGCAGCTTCCAGCCATTATCCAGCGCAATGTCCTGCTGGGCCTGCTTGAACGCGGAGCCGTAATAACTCTTTGTGCCGCTGCTGCTCTTGGTTTCGAACTGCAAAAACAGGCTGTCCGTGCCGGAATTGAGCTTGTACAGAACACTTGCGCAGTAGGTCATGCCCTTTGCAATCATCAGTGACTTATCCGCCCCAAAGTGGAAGCGAGTGTTCTGCGCTTTGTTGGTCACTCGGACGGATTCACCGCTGATCGTGTATGTTCCTTTTTTGTTCAGGTCATTGCCGCCTGCATCCAGGGTCGCATTGTTCCAGTCGTCCGTGCCGGTGATAATGTTGTTGCCGCCGGTGATCCGCTGCGTTACCGTCTGGGTGATACTGTTGGCTTTCTGGTCAATAGAGGATACCGATTCTTTGACCGTCTTGAATTCCTGTTTCGTGCTGTCTAAATCGTTGGAAATGGTTGTGGTGGTTTGTTCCAGGCTGCTGACTTTGGTGCTGATGCCGTCCGCTTTTTGGCTGATGCTGGAAACATCTTCTTTCAGGCTGTTCACCGTTGCTGTGGTGGCATAACCCTGCAGCTTGCTGTCAACGGCATCATTGGCAGCGCTGGTGGCGGTATCCTTCACGTTGGCCGTTACCGTTTCGGTCACTGACTTGGTGACCTCGGTTTTGATCTCGTCAGCGGTCTGGGAAAACAGGCTTTTTGCGCTTTCCTGGGTCAGATAGTCGCCGGAGCTGGCGTTCCACGCGGTGGGCGCGTTGCCGTATTGCAGCATGGGGTGCAGCAGCGAAAACTTGTTGGTGTAGTTGCCGGTACCAGCGTGGGTGGTACCACTGCCCATATCCACCAGCTTTAAGGTGGCGTTGTCCGGCGGCGTCCACAGGCCATACCGCAGTACCCAGCCGTCCGTCTGCTCAATCTCCAGCTGATCAGTTGGCTTAATGGTTGCCCAGCTCTGGCTGGTGGAGTACCCCGCCGTGTAAGCGATTTCCATACAGAACTCATCCGCACCAGAAACGGGTTTGTACATAACAGACAGGCACAATGTCACGCCTTTTGCCACATACGCACCCACCGTTGTCCAGCGAAAATATCGGTTGGAGTTGGTGTTGGCCATGGTCGCCCCGCCGGTTAGTTCATAGGTAATAGAACTGCCGTCGCCGGTATTGCCTTTCAGTTCAGCGTTCTTGAAGCTCTCACTGCCCAGGATCAGGTTGCCGCCGCCGGTGATTTTGGTGTCTTTTTTCACCTCAGAGGAAAGCCCGTCTACCGTTGCTTTCAGGTCGGTGTACTTGCCGGTCAGGTCGCTGGCCTTTACTTCCAGGCCGTCCACGCTGGTCTTGATCTCCAGCATCTTGCCGGTCAGGTTCTTGTAGCTCTGCTCATTTACGGCTGCGGTTCCGTCCCGTGTGGCGTTGCCGGTGGATTCCAGCGTGACCTGCTGACCGGATATTGTCCGGTTCATGATATAGGAACTCAGCACGTTTCCGCGGGCATCAGTGACAGATACAATGTTTCCAGGCGCGGGCAGGGGAAAATCCGCCGGGACGGTTACTTTGAGTGGTGTGTAGGTCACGCCCTGCATCGTTTCGAATATTGCCTGCGCGACCGGCTTCAGCGCCTCCGCAGTGGCGGATGTCAGCAGCAGGTTGCCCTGGATAACCAAGGCATTTGATCCACTCTCATCGGACGGATACAGCACACCCACGTCGTCATCGCTCTGCCGGATCTGTACTTTGACGACTGGAGCGGTCTGAAACTTGTCATGCGACAGGCCGTCCCTTATGTATACGGTTGGCCCGATGCTCTGCGATGTACTGTAATCTGTGTACCAGGCAAATTCGATTTTCCCGTCCGATGTGGCCCGCAAAAAGGTACAGGACGCTTCGGCCACCCAGGCAAGCAGCTGGCGGCCGGTCAGATTATCGGCATAAAAGGCCTGCACCAAATAGGTTCCATTGCGGGGCAGGGAGCTGTTGACAATGGTTACGCCGCACCGCTGTGCTACCAGCCCGGCGAATTTCCACAATGTCATCGGGAACTGATCCTGGATGGATCGCAGCCAGGTAGACTGTACGCCATCAAGCAGGGAGACTGCGTCATAGGCGTAGATTTTGTAGGTGTTGCGGGTCTGGCTGGTAGGCTTAACGGCCCAGTAGGTGCCCGCCAGGGTGCGCTGGCCGGATGTCTCCCGGTAGTGGGTCAGCCGGGTCCCGGATGTGATCGGCAGATCGGTTCCCGGCTCCACCCAGATTGTGATTTCCAGCTTATTGGAGCAGGCTGCGCCGGGACACAGGTCGGTGGTTTTGGATACGGTTTCGGTGCAGGTCAGGGAAAGAATGGCGTTCTGACCAACGGTGCCGGCGGCAATCTCAGTGCCGTCATCCAACACCAGGATGTTTTTAACCATTCAGACACCCCCTTAACATTCTTTGATTTCCAGCGTCATATCCCGCCAGACGCCCGCTTTCAGCCGCTGCAGGGCCGCCCCGTAGTTGGAGCAGTAGCAGGTGCGGGTGATGGTCTGGGTCACGTCTGCAGCATCGCTGGCCACAGGGCAGGTGAACTGGAACGTGGTCTTGTTTTGCAAAAGCCCCAACAGGTAGGCACAGTCGGCGTTATCGAGGTAGGAATATTCCAGCGAGGCGGTCAGCACGCCATAGCGCAGCACCTCACGATGGTAGACGCCCATCTCGTCGGCGCCGCTGTCACTGCTCTCAACGTCCGAAAACTTGATGGTGGGGGAGCCGGTGGGAACCGGTAGGGAATGGCTGTCGATTTGCAAGAGGGAAGTGCGCTTCAATGCTTTCATGCCATTCCTCCTGTCATGATTGCGCGATTTTGGCGGTATCGGTCGTTGGCGCGGCCGATGACCTCATCGCCGATGATGATGGGGCCACCATTCTCCCGGATGGATTGGATGATAAGCGTGACCAGGTCGGCGAGTTCGTCCAACGTGACGGGCTGCACGCTCCCACTACTTTGAGGAGAGACTGTCGGCACGGCCCAGGCAGGATCAACGCTCAGCGCGGTAGATACCCCTGTCTGCAGCCCCGCCATCTGCCCGGTCACAAGGTCACGCACATCAGTCATCGCGGATTTCAGGCATCCCATGCTGCCTGTGATGCCTTCGGCAATGCCGGGGGTGATCCAACGCCCAACTTTGTCTCTCATAATGCGGGACGGACTGCCGATTTTGAACGCACTGGTAAATCCATCGACAATGCCGGAAACGAAGCTGCCGATCTGATCCTGCAACCATCCGGCTGCGGCTTTGATACCGTTCCACAGACCTTCCACGGCCTGCCTGCCGATATCAAGCAATTTGCCGGGCAGCTGCATAAGGCCGTTCACGACATTGTTGAGCAGTGTCTTGGCCGCTTCGGTGCCTTTCTTCCCCAGCTGAACAGCCCACTGGGCCACATTGGTCAAGGCCGTGGCCAGCCATTTCAGGGTATTCCCCGGCAGCTGGCAGAAGAATGCCACGACATTGGTAAGAAATGTGCTCGCCGCCTGTTTTGCCAGCGCCGGCAGCTGCACCGCCCAGCTTGCCAGCGTGCCTAGTGCCTGGCCCAGGAAATTGCCGACCATATAGGGGATCTGAGAGAAAAAGGCCGAAATATTGTCGGGCAGCTGCTGGATGAACGTCATGGCGTTCTGGATGCCGGTTGGCAGGGTTACCGTAAAGAAGTTCACGATCGCCTGGGCCGCATTACTCACGAAGTTGGTAATATTAGTTCCCAGGTCAATCCAAAACTGCTTGAACGGTTCGCAGGTGTTCCACAGGTAGATGAACCCTGCAACAAGTGCAGACAGGACACCAATTACCACCGTCACAGGCCCCCCAAGCGCAGCGATTACCCCGCCAAAGGCTGCACCCGCCGAGGTCGCACTGGTGATGGCCGTGACCACACTGGTAATGACAGACACAACGGGAGCCAAAAGAGCACCAAGCCCGGTCAACGTTTTGAACACACCAAGCCCTGCGCCAATGGATGCAAACGCGGTAACTAGCCCGTCCGCATGGTTTTGCACAAATGTGCCGATTTCCTGAAAAATGCTTTGCAGAACGGGTGCTGCCGCTTCCACCGCCGGGTCAATCTCCGATACGGCACTCTGAATTTTTCCAAGTGCTTCATCAACAAGGCTCAGAACGCTTTGAAGCAGCGGCATCATAGAAGATAGCAGGCCGGACAGCGGAGCCATTGCCCCGGACAGCGATGACCATAGTCCACCCAGCTTGCCGCTTATCGAAGTCCACAGGCCGCTCAAATCAGGGGAAATACTTCCAAGTGCCTGCCCAATGGCCGCGCTGATCTGCGGACCGGCGCTGGTTATAAAAGTTCCAATGGCTGACGGCAACCCCTTGAGGATATTCCCAACCGCCGGGAACAGATTTCCGAACAGGAATGACGTTACCGTGTCTGCGAGACCGTTCAGGGCGGGCTGAATATCCTGCCCCAGGGTCAGCTCTGCAAGGACGTTGGAAAACGCCGCCTTCACGGACGCCATCGAACCCGAAATGGTCGTTGCCGCCTCCTTGGCTGTGGTTCCCGTTAAACCCAGGTTGTCCTGGATTACCTGGATGGCGTCGATGATGGAGTTGAATGGCACGTCCTTGACAGTGTCGGCCGTGACTTTAACGCTGTCTCCGAGCACGCCGCTGTCATTGATCAGCCGGGCCATTTCCGCTTGGGTGCCGCCGTAACCAAGCTTGAGGTTGTCCAGCATCGTGTAGTTGTCTTTGGCGAAACCCTGGTATGCGTACTGGATGGCGGACATATCGGTGCCCATCTTGTTGGCGTTGTCCGACATCTGGATAATAGCCTGGTTGGCGTACTTGGCCGCCGCGGCGGTATCTCCGCCCAGGCCCTGCAGCAGGGTAGCCGAAAAGCTCGTCACCTGTTCCATATAGTCGTTGGCGCTGACACCGGCTGTTTTATAGGCGACGGCTGCGTATTGCTTGATGGTATCCGCACTGTCCTTAAACAGCGTTTCAACGCCGCCGATGCTCTGCTCAAGCGCAGCGCCCTCGGTGACGGCCTTGGAAATGGCAGCCCCGATACCGGCCGCAGCGATTACTTTTTTGAACGTACTGACAAGACGGCTGCCTAGGCTTTGCCCTGCGGATTCCCCAGTCTGCGCCGGGGCATCGCCCAGCGCTTCCTTGATTTTCCCGCTGATCCCCTTGGCGCTCGGGATGATCTGCACATACGCCTTGCCAAGTTCTGTACCCTCTGCCATGATCTCACTTTCCTTCATCAGCGGCCCGGATGGCCGCCCAAAATTCTTCCTCGCTGTTAAATGCCTGTACCGTGCTGCGCTTTTCTTTTCCGGTAAGCATCTCTGCAACGCTCTGGGGGCGGTGCCGGTTTTTCTGCCCGTCCTTGGTCTGCATCCAGACCAGCAGGCTCAACCGGTCCACCATGGCTGCCTGCATCAGCAGTGAGGCCGTCATTTTAGCCCCCGCCATCTTCATGCGGATGCGCGAAGTTTCCGGCAGGCCGGCCGCCAGGGTGGCAGCCAGCCGTACCGGAAGCGCACGCCAGTCAAAGATGTGGTAGGTTTCGGCAAAATCGCAGATCAGCGCATCCTCATCGGCATGGACCATCGCAGCGAGGATCAGGAGTTTTTTGCGCCGGTCCCGTCATTGGAAAGAATGTCATAAAACGCTTCCATCACAGCGTCGATCGGAACCTTCCCTTTGTCATTGCGCAGGTAGTCGTATAACTTTTTGCGCTGCTCTTCCCCCAGCAGCAGGCGCAGCGCCTTGCTGACTTTCAGCGGTTGGCCGTCCTCCGCTTCCGCCAGTGCATCCAGAAATTCCTGGTCTACATTCTCTTCTGCAATGGCATAGGCAAAGCCTCTTTTGGTTTTTCCCTCAATCATCACGATTCTCCTTTCGCCTTGATGTACTCGTAGTGCGTATTCCCGTCCGTGTCCGGCGTGGCGGTGATGGTGGTTTCATAGCCCACTGCATCCTCGTCAGAGTAGGTGATTTCGCCAACCTCGGTCACGGCGGCGGACGGGATGACAATGCGCTTGTGGGCGCCACCGCGCATGACCTGCTCAATGACCCACGCGGCGCTCTCCTGCGGGTCACTGTTCGCTTTCACGGTGATGCCGGTCTCCAGCGTGCCGGTCACGTTGTCATCGCCATAGACAGCTTTGAGTACATCGGGGTTCAGCGCTTCAATCAGAACAAAGGCGAAGGTATCGTCTTTCGAGCTCTGATAAGTGAGAACTGTATCCCCGCCCCACGCTTTGATGTTGTCGCTTTTCGGGCTGTTTGCGTTGGTCAGGCCATCCTCACCGCAGTAACCCAAGCAGACGAACTTTGCATTCAGCGCGGTGGTTGCATCGGTGGGCAGGGTAGTGCCCGCCGGGGCGCGGAAGATTGCACCGCCTTTTTGGGGCTTGCCGGTGGTAACATTGGATGCGTTTGCCATGTGAATCATCCTTTCTCAATAAAAAACCAGGTCGAAAACGGCCTGGTAACGGTAGTGTTTGGTTGTTGTATCGGTAAAATTGTAGTCGCTGTTCAGGCGGCAGGCGCTGACATCGTCAATGCCGGCCAGTTCATCCATCGCCGCCTTGACCCGTTCGTTCAGTTCGGCCGCTGCCAGCAAACTGCCAGCCCAGCTCTGCACGGCCAATGTGGCACGGTTGACCCGGTTGGTGCGGCTGCTGCCGGTTTTCTCCACCAGCACAAACGTGTTGGGCGGATTTTCCGGGATCTCCATGTACACCGGTACGGTAAGGGCGGTGCTCAGGTGATTTATTGCGATTTTCTCTATCATTTCAGCGCCTTCAAGATCGTGTTGTTTTTCAGGTTGTCCTGTTTGGCTTTGGCCGAAACCGCAGAAACACGGGCTACCACGCGGGTTGGCATGAGATAGTCGCCGGATGCGTAACCATTCCCGCACGCCTGCGCCGCTGCATCGGCTTTGCTTTTCAGGATTGCCTTCACCTCGTCCGAGCGCAGCAGAGCGCGAACACCGGAACGGTTCAGCTCGAATTTGTATTTACTCATACCGTTCCACCTTCACCTTCTTGTTCCAGCACAGCGGGATCAGGTCATCAATGCCCTGCACCACATCCCCGTAGGTGCGGAATTTCTGGCCCCAGAATTCCACCGTCACGTTGTGCCAGTCGTTGGCGTCGCCCTTGGGCAGGGCCAGCGTATAGGCCAGCCGCCTGCCGTAAAGCTGCAGATCGTTGACGATGTCCTCCGTAGCCGGTTCGCCCACCAGCACGTTGTGGACAGTGACTGGTGTTTCAGTGTAGATCGGCGCGTGGAAAGCGTCCTCGCCGGTCTTGGTCTTTTCGTACAGGATGATGTCGATACCCTTCAGCATAAGTCCTCCAGCGGGCTGTGGGCACCGATTTTGTCTCCGACGCCCAGAAGCTTCTTTTCCAGCTTGGAAAGGTACAGCTCTCCGACCGAGCCGCCAGACACCGTCCAGCTCTGCTGGTAGCCCAGCGCCGATGCGGACGCCTGGGTGGCGCCCATCGGGTACATGGCGGCGCCCTGCCCGCCGGTGCCCGCGTCCAGTTGGCGGCGCACCATACGGCAGGACACCAACTGTTTGCGCTCAAACGGGGCGTCCTGGTTGTATGCGTCGATGACAATGCCGGCTTCGTCCAGCAGGGCACTGCAGAGCATCTCTTCGTCATCGCTCAGCGTGCGGAACCCGGCTTCGACCTCTTCCACGGTTGCATAGACCATTGCCATCACCTCATTTCCTGGCGGCGGCTTTCTTCTTCGCAGCCGGGGCGGCGGGCTGCTTGGCGGCGGGCTCTTCGGCGGCCTCTTCGGCGGTCTGCCTGGCCGGGGCGGCGGCCGCCGGGGGATCCACGCGGGTATGCCCTGCCGCCATATATTCAGCTTCCCGCTCCGGGGCAACGGCCATCAGGGTGCCGGTCAAGCGATTTTTGAATTCAATCATAATCAGGACCCCGTTTTGGCTGCGCCGGTCAGCTTGTTGAACACCGTGGTGTCGCAGCGGAAGCCGACTTCGATCTCGGCGCGCACGGCGAACATGTTCTGTTCAAACAGGTTGATGGTGGTGGAACCGTCGGTCAGGGTGGCCTGGTCGGAAATTGCGATCTGCACGCCCTCCACGGTGCCGTATACAGCCTGGCTCCAGTCGCCCGCAAAGCCGACAACGGCGGCATCGCTGGCCGTGTTGGCCGTGTAGGCGCCCTTGCTCTGGCGCACCTGCGCGCCCAGAATCATGGGCACTGCGCCTTCGGCCACGGAGTTGATGAACAGAGGACGCTTATTGCCGTCCACTGCGTTCAGCAGGATGGCCTTGCCCTGCGGGGCCAGCACCCAGCCGTTCAGAATGCCGTCATGGGCGGCGATGTCCGCATCGGCGGCAACCAGACCGCCGTAGGCATTGGTCAGGATGCTCTGGGCCGTGCAGGCTTTCAGGGTGTCGAAGTTGGAGCCGGGGGCTTCCACCGCCCCGAACACGGTCTGGTCAAACTTTTTGGCCAGAGCGCCGGGCAGGCGCTGCACCAGCTGGTCATACAGGGCGGGCACATCGCGGCGGAACTGGTTGGAAAACGGCACAATGACGGCCAGGGTATAGGGCGTCATCTGCTTGGTGGTCAGAGTGCCGCGCTTGACCGGCTTTTTCTCGGTCTCACCGACCCAGCCCGCTTCGGGGTCGCCGGTGATAACGGGGATGGTTACGCCCAGGCCAGGCAGCGGAATCTTCCGAGCCAGTGCCATGATGGCGCTGGATTCCTGGGTTTTCTGCAAAATTTCGCTGGACACGCTGCCCGGCAGGGAAATAGTAGTCGTGCGGTTGATGTCAATAGATGCCATACTTTTGCTCCTTTACTTTGTCACCTGGTTAAACCACGCGGCGAACTGCTCGCGCGTGGAACCTGTGGGGGTTTTGTTCGGGTCGCCGCCGTCGCGGACGTTGGGGTAGCCGCCGGGGGCGGCATCAAAGGCCCAGGCTTTTTCTTTGGTCAGGGCATCCAGCGCGGCCTGGATATCGCTGGTGCGGTCCTTGCTGGCTTTCAGTGCATCCACGTCCAACATACCGCGGATGGCCTTTACATCGCGCCCGTGGGCATCGCGGATGGCACCATCCAAAGCGGAATCAAAGGCAAAGCTGTCGGCCTGATCGGCCAGCTGGCCCTGAAGCTTGGTGATCTGGCCTCTCAGGTCGGCCACGTCCACGCCTTCAAAGGCTTTCAGGCTGTCTTTGGCGGTGTTCAGCTGGGTGGTCAGGCCGTTCACCTGGATCTGCAGGTTGGTGGCTTTGGTCTTTTCGGCGGTGATATCCCTGCCGTTTTCGCCCATCAGCCAGTCCAGCTGCTCATCGGTAATGTTGGGAATCTGCTTCTTCACGTCTTCGCGTTTCATGGTTGCGTCCTTTCTGCCTGCGCTTTTATTTACGCGGGTCGCATCCGCTTTGGCTGTACAGTTTTACGCCATGCCGGGCAAATTTGGGTATGAAAATTGCCCGCCCCGGCCTCGTGCGGCTGGGGTGGGCATAATAAAAGTGCCTTTGCAGTTGAGTGCAAAAGCACATGAAAAAATTCAGATGAAGATTTCTTCAATCTCCGCCCGAAGTTCCAGAATGTGAAGATACTCCCCCATAATGCGCTGCTGATCACGCAACAGGCGTGCGGGCGTACCATCCAGCTGGGGCTCGTCCGCGCTGGATGTGCAAATTACTTTTGCCTCCATTCTGGTGTTCAGCTTTTTGAGCTTCTCGTAACGGATTTTGGTCTGGTGATACTCGGCTGCCATGCGCTCTTTGTAGTCGTCACTCATCATGCCTTTTACAGTGTCTTTCAGTTCCATGTCGTCCTCCTTGGATCCTTTTCGTAAAAATGGGCATAAAAATACCACGGTGCGTGTGCATCGTGGCTTAACTTTCAATCCAAGAGTATTTTTCTTTCAGCATTTCGTGAATCTTGCGGACTTCCGGTGGTGCATCTTCACGAAGTACATAATTTCCGTTTTTGTCAAATGCGTACCACTTCTCAATCGAATCGCTGAGTTTAATGTCCTCATCGGACATTCGAATCATCATAAACTACACCTTCCACTAATTTCAGTAATACGGAATCTTTCGCAACGCCCTTGTCTTTCTGGAGTAATGCGTCTGCAATCAACTCGTTTAGAGAGGCATACCGCTGAAAACCATTTGCAGCATTTCTGCTGACAGTTTCTCTAATATATGCCGGGTCGGATGCCAACTGATTATGAACGTATTCCCGAAGGTCTGCTTCTATTTCCTGCTTAACAATAGCACCGCTTTTGCTTGATGTCAAGGCTTTGGTGCGGATGTAGTCCCAATGTTCTTTATGGTGCATTTCGTGTTGCAAAATATCTACAGCATTTTCTGCAACAAAATAGTTCCCTGTAAGCTGTTCTTTGATGTATGCAGCACTAGAAATCCGCTCGTTTATGTAGAGACGATTATCTACATGGTCATATGCTGCAATACCGGGGATGTTTTTTGCAACAACAATTTCCGACACGTTCTGAAGTTGGTGAATGTTATCGAACTGCCTGGAAACCAGCTTGATCGTATTTTGTGCATCTCTGGTATTGGTTTGCGTAAAAATAGAATCGTGCCCTTTTACCTGATAAGCCTTGATTGATATTCTTCCGTTTTTATCGGAAAAATCGACCGCTTTGCCCATGAAATCGGCTTTTCTCGCCGCATACGCCGCCCTTTTCTGGGCATTGATGCGCTCCTTGTTGGCGGCATAGTTCACCCTGCGCATTTTGTTGATATCCCCGCCTGCCGCATTATACTGTGCAAGGTATTTTCCCGGGTCATACCCGGCCACGGTGGTGTTGTGGTCGAACCGGATGGCAAACTCACAGTCACAGTTGGCGTGGATGTGGTCGGCGTGGCCGCCTTTCAGCACCTTGCTGCTGGCTTTCTGCCAGCCGTTGCTTGCCAGTGTGATGCAGAACGGGCAGGTATCCCCGTGGGGCACCCAGGCCCACTCGGCCCCATCGCGGACGGCGTTTTTCAGGGTAGTATCCGCCCCGGCACGCTTGACCAGGCGGCTGACGCCGTTGGGCAGGTTGGCGGGGTTCTGGTTCTTGGTGGCGTTCACCATGCGGGCAACCTCGCCGTAGTCTGCCGGTTCGGCTGGCTCTGCGGCGGGCACCCCGGCGTTGGCCGCTTCGGCCAGTGCATCATACATCTGGCAGGCCAGCTCTGCGCTGCCCTCGCCGTACTTTGTCACCAGCGCGGCGGCGTAAGTAATCAGCGCATCGGCATCCCCGGTGCCGTGGGTGTCTATGTACTGCCGCATCAGCTGCCCGGCTTTCCGGTTCAGGCGGGACAATCGGGTGATGTACTCATTCCAGGCGTTGGCTGTTATCTGCATCTTCCATCTCCATCAGCACCTGCTGTCCGCGCACCCGCTGTTCCTGCACCTTAATGCGGCGGATATCGGCCTGGTCAAAGCCGATCATCTCCAAAAACGTGTCGGTGGCAGCAAACTCCTGCCGGGCGGAAGCAATCTTGATGGCGGCATCCGCGGTCACGGCCACACTGGGCATGGCGGGGTTCCGAAAGTGGGCCATCACGTCCCGCTCTTCCTCGGTCAGCTCATCCAGCGTTACTTTGCGGGCAATGGCCTGGGCCATCCGGGCAATGGTGCGCAGCGCGTCGCCGTTGCCGGTGTTCAGCTGCTGGGCCAGCAATACAAGGGTCTGGCTCTGGGCCAGAATGGCATCGCTGCTGGTGGGGTTGGCGTCGTTCACCACACCCACATCGGTTACGGTCAGGCCGGTGGCAGCGGCAAACTGGGTGGCCGTCATCCGCATCTTTTCAACGTGCGGCGAAAGGCTGCCCTGTGCCAGCTGGCCGAACGCGGGTTTTTCGCCGGTGTCGGGGTTGGTCGTGGCCGCGATGATCGCCCCGACATACTGCCGGAACTTGTCCGATACGATGGTATCGTACTGCTCATCCGTCACGCCAAGGATGTATTTCTGCGGCGTGGTGTCAAACTCCAGCGCAATGGCGGCGTTGGCCACAACCCGGACATAATCGTCAATCAGTGAGCGGATGGGCCGTTTCAGCCGGGAGCGGCCAAACGGCTTGCTGCTGGTGGCGTTCCAAATCAGTGGCTCCATCAGCGGCCGCCCCATCTTATTGGGATGCCGTTTTGCTGTCCAGATGTTCCCCTCACGGGTTAGTACGACCACGGCGGTGTCGGTATACAGGTTGACGATGGACGGGGCCCATTTCCCTTCGTCCTTTTCGTCCTTCATGGTGTCGATGATGGCAAGGCCGCAGTCGATCCGGCCTTTCTCGCCGCTCCACAGGGCAGCAGCCGCAGCAGGGGAGTGGAACCGGATCCGGCAGCCGATCGCATCGTCAGCCGAAAGCGTGGCAAACACGCAGCCGTATTTCAGCTCATCGCGGCAGGCTTTGGCGTATTCGGCCACAAGGCGGTTATCCGCCACCAGCCGGGCAAGGCTGTCCAGACTGCCGCCGGTGCCCACAAAGCCGTCAAACATACTGCGGGCGGCCAGTACGTCCACCGCTTTCTGACCCCAGCTGCACCCAACCTCCAGCCCGCGCAGACCAAGCGGCAGGGCAATACCAAGGTTGACGTCCCGCAGGGTCACATGGCCCTCATAGTATTTGTCTTTGATGGCGTTGCGGCTCTGGTGATAGGTGTATGCCTCGGCCAGGTCGCTGAGTTGCTGCTGTTCCGCGGCGGTCAGCCCGGCCACAATACCAAAATTCAGGGTAGTCGTCATGGTTCTCCTTTATCCAATGCGCATTTTGCGTGTCGGGTCGCGTTTGCAGGTTTTTGCGCCCCACAGTGCCAGGGCGCAGGCTTCCAGCGGCAGGCTGTTGTCGCCGCCAAAGCCATACCCGCCGCTGATGGGGCGCTTGGTGCTGGTAACGGCGCTTTCGGCAAGGGCCTGCTGCGGCTTGTACCAGGTCAGGCCGCGCTCGTTCACGGTGGTGGTAAACAGCCCTACCGATGCGATTACGTCCCTGGCAGAGGGGCGGAGCACGGCACTTTTGGCTTTCCAGGTGGGGCGGATGCGCTCCACCAGCACGTCCACCCCGTTGCGGCCATCAATCACCACACAGCTTGCGCGGTCATAGCGTTCGTTCAGCCAGTCCACCAGCCAGGCCAGGCCGCGGCCGGTGGGCTGCTGTTCGATCAGCGAGACGCGGGCCGGGCCATCTTTCGGGATCACCGCGCCGCACAGGCACACAGCGGAACCATCCGCGGCAAACTTGACACCGTAAGCGGTCTTGCCCTCCGGCTTTTCGGCTTCGCTGGCACAGGCTTCCCAGGCCCGGGCATCCAGCGCCTTGTCGCTCTGCTCCGTCAGAACGGGGCTCCACCAGCCCAGGCGTTCTCTGGCAAAGCCGTCGGCGCTCATGCTCCGGCACTCCTCCGCCGCAAACTCCTCGCTGAGCCGAATGCCCATGGCCGGGTTAGTCTGATACCAGACCGCGTGATTTTCGAGATCGATCTTGTCAACCTGCTCTCCCTCCACTGACCATTCGTGCCAGGCATCGTGCGCGCCCGGTGCGCCAAGACAGGCTGTCCGGCGGCGGCGGAATACGTCGCCGGGACAGCCCGGATAGGGCGGCGTGCCGGTATAGATCAGCTGTCGGGTGCCGGTGGCCGATGCGGCCAGCGTGGCCATGATGGCCTCTACCTGGTCGTCCGTCAGCTCCTGTGCCTCGTCATAGACCACCAGCGAGATGCCGTCAAAGCCGCGGGCCGCCTGCCGGGATCGGGCCGAGAACTCAATGCTCCCGCCGTTCAGAAGCTCGATGCACTCCTCGCCGTTGGTGTAGCGGATGTTTTTCACCAGTTCCAGCACCTCCGGGTGCCGCTTGTCGGTAAACATCCGGGCCAGCCGGTTAAAGCTCTTTTTCGCCGTGCGCACCTGATGGGCGGTGTGCAGGATCTTCTCACCGTTGATGACCATTCCAAAAAACTCCCGGCCCTCCAGACACACGTTTTTCCCGTTCTGCCGGGGCACGGCCAGCCCTGCGGAGGTCACGGTGTACCGCCCGGATGCATCCCGACCCAGCCAGCAGTCCAGCACCAGCTGCTGCCATTCATCCAGTGCATTGCCGTAGGCGGCCATCAGCGCTGCGGCGTCCGCACCGTCGGTCGTAACGCGCTCCGGCTCGATGCGGTATCTTGGAATCTGTGCGCCGGTCATGCGTCCTGTTTTCTCCGACTCTGCACCAGAGTGAGTACGCTTGTCGGCTTAATGTCGGATATTTGCTCTTGCGGCACCTCCACAGGTAGGAGCTTAATCAGCATATCCAATCCAGACAGGTACGTTTTCCACAATGCCTCATAAGCCCGGAAGGCCGGGTTCTCTCTCACGCCCGACTGCCCACCGCCGTTGTCATATTCCACCGTGATGCCTTCCTCACCGATGGCTTCCCTGGCATCGTCCAGCTTGGATTTCATCCACGAAACATTCAAAATCACCGGGTCAAGCGACTTGATTTTTTCGTCATTCAATCCGTTTTTGGCCAAAAATTTAACCAGTTTTCTGCGCTCTGCGGCAGACCTTTTCGCGATCTCCGCGCGCGCGCGATTAGAAGTATCTGCTGCCACTTTTTGCTTCTCCTTCCTGTTTTGATACCACCCCCCATCAAATTATTTTTTGCGGGGGTAAATCGGCGCTGGACGGCTTGGGATCGCCCGCCGGCCGGGGCGGGGGACCCTCCCCACCCCTCACCAGCTGCCGTCTGCAGGAGGCCTTTGTGTGCGGGTGTGCTGCGCAGAATTGGGTTTTGAGGGCGAAAGCTTGCAGCCTTTCTGCGCGTTGCACCAGTAATGCGCAGCCTGTAAGTTGTCCCAATCTTCAGCCGCAGCCCGCGGGGAAGCGTACCCGAACTCGCGCCAGCGGGCAACGGGGCGTATCTCATCCACCACAAAGCTGAGCGGGTGCGCCGCATCGGATGGTTCGTCGTAATGGATCGGGCCAAGGCGCCCGCCGCAGATTCCGCACGGGGCACCCATGGCTTTCAGCCGTGCCCGGTGCTTTCTGCGCAGAGCTCCGTTGGCATACCGGGGGTTAGTCATGAGGGGTGCCTTCCTGCGGCAGCTTACGCCGGGACCTTTTCAGTGGCCGCTGGTAAGTCCAACATCCGCCGGGGCCATGTTTATATTTTTGGCGTTTACACTGCGTAGGATTTACGCAACGCGGTAGGGAACAGATCACCCGTTCGCTGTTGCACATACGCCAGATACAGCGGGCGCAGGGGTTGGTTGTTTTGTTGTTTTTATCTGCCATGGGTTACACTCCAAAACAAAAGAGGGCAGCCGGTGGGCTGTCCTCTCAATATTCTATGATATCAATTCTAGCACTAAAAAATCTTGCACAGTATCAACTTTTAGCCAATTCCTACGCGTTGCGCAACATTTTCCAAATATTTGCGGCGGCGGCGATAGAATTCTATCCGGCTAATTCCCGGCACTTCCAAGCGCTCGTATGTCCAGGTGCGGCAGGCCTTGCAGTTGAGTGCAATAGCCTTTTGCAGCGCGGCCCGTACCGTGGCGCTCTGGATGTCCGCCCCGATCTCATCCGCGGCGGCATCGATGGCCCGCATGATCTGCACATCCCGCTGTGTCTCAAGCTGCTGGATCGCCTCGGCCTTGTCGGCGGTGATGTCGTTGGAATTCCCGCCGACGTGCGGCAGGTACACACGCACGGGCGCGCCGCAGCTGGTTGTGGTATCCACAAAATTTGTGCCGCTGCGCAGGATGATCTCATCCACCTGGCGCTTATACTCGGCCTTGCGCCTGGCCTGGCCGCGCACCAGCTGCAGGGCAGCCAATACGATGTCATTCGGCAAGCGTTTGTTTTTCCCCACGTGTGTATACCTCCCTTAATCCGAAATATGGCTGTCTCTGCGTTCAGGTGTCAGGATCTCCGCCATGTGTGTGCGGCATATAAATTTTTGATTCTTCATCATCCACATGCGCGGCAGCTTTCCCAGCGGCTACCCCGGCGGTATAGGCGGTGGCCAGCAGCACGGCCAGAACAGCGCTGCCGATGATCGAAAGCAGGATGTCCATCAGTCACCCCACCTTTCGCCGCGGCTGCCGACCAGGCCGACCCCAGCGCCCAGCATGAAAATGCTCAGCCGCACGCCCGCCTCAAATGCTTCCATCATTTCTGTACATCCTCCGCTTCATCGGCCAAGGCAAGCAGCGCCTTATGGAGCGCTGTCTGGAATTTTTCCGCCTTTTCGGTCAGGCCACCCTGCTGCAAAGTATCAACTAGGTCAAATATTTTTCCGGCGGTGTCCTGCAACTGGTCAAACAGCAAGCCGAAGCGCACCGCGGATTCATCCGCGACCATGTTCAGCCGGGCAGCGGTTTCTTCTGCCTGGTGGCGCGCCTGATCCAGTTCTTTAGCGCGTGCCTGTTCAGCCGCCGCCGCAGCACGTTTTGCCTCTTCCAGTTCAGCCCTGGCTTTCTGTGCGGCCTTTATGGCTTCATCGCGCTCTTTCTGGTTCAGCTCGGTCATTTTGGCGTCGGCCCGGCGCTGGCTTTCCATTTCAGCCTTCATTTCGGCGCGAATCTCCGCACGCAGGGCATCCATGTCCACTTCTTCGGCCTGTACCTCAGCCACCGGCGGCTGATTCTGCAGCAGGCTGAGCTGTTCGGCGTACCCGGCATTTTTGGCCTGCAGCTCTTTGATCTGCGCTTTCAGCTCGGCCACTGTCGTTTCCGTCAGGTTGGTTTCCGCTGTAATCTGTTGCTGCTCCTGCCCACTCAATTGCGCCAGCAAGGCCAGCTTAGTAACGCCCGCGGCCGCGTTCTGCTCTATCAGCTGCGCGGGCAGTTTTTCGGCAATGGCAATGTAGTTATACGCCTGGCGCTGCTTCATGCCCATGGTGGTCAGTGTGTAGGCTTCCAGCGTGTCAAAGCCCAGGGCCTTGTATCCACCGGTATCCCGCATTAGTTTGATTTTGCGGGCCAGATCCAGCAGGCTGGCCGCCGCTGCCTGCGCTGCGGCCATGATCTCATAATGCAGGCGCAGAGCGGCAGATTCTTCCGCCGTAGCGGCGGCACCCACAAACGTCATCTGTTCGCTATCGTATTTCATTTTTTCGGTTTCTCCTCAACTTTTGGCGCCTCTTTTTCGCGATGTATCACAAAAACAACCTCGTTGGCATTGTATATATCAACCGCCTGGCTGCCGTTTGTTATGACTATTACAGCATTGGGAATGGCCTTCCATTCTGCCGTCGCGGGGTGCGGGTATATAATTTCTTCTCCTGATTTCAGGCGGACCACTATTTCGTCCATGCTTTCACCTTCCTATCATGCCACTGCCTGGGTGGCCTTGTTTTTCTTTTTCTTGGCTTTCTGCTCTGGCGGCAGCTGCCACTTAGCCAGCACTTCGCGCTCCCACAGATCCACAAATTCCCGGACCCGCCGGGGTATTTTTAGCTTTTTGCCGTGGGCAAATTCGTTTCTGTATCCATGCAGCTGGATTTCTCTCTTGCTGGTTACGTCAATGTTCAGGGTGTACCAGCTGCGTTCTGGCCGTCGGGTATGCCTCACAAACAGGATAATTCTGCCCCGTGCATGGGCATCTGAGTATCTGCCAACGCAATGGTGCAGGGTGCTGCCCTCCCGGATCAGCTCAAGCGGCGTTTCCGCCGGGCGAATGCAAATCCCATCATGTTCCCATGTCAACCCGGCGCAGCGGGCCGTCATGGCGGCGAACGCTTGCTGGCATTTGCCACTTACCCGCTCGTACTGTATTGTTTCGCTCATTCGGTCATGGGCGGTGCGCAGGTCTTTGGGCCAGCGCACTGCGTCCTGGTTCAGGTCACAGCCGGCCACGGCAGCCATGCGCCAATAATCCTCAAGCTGCGTAAGATCCTGCTCTTGGCGCTCTATGTAATTTATGGTCCGCATCATCGGCAGTTTTTCGCGCAAAATCCGGCGCGTGTCGTATGCTCCGATGGCTTTCATCGCGGCGCAAAGGTCGCGGAAGCTTACGCCGCATGGCAGCGTATCCAGCTCTTTCCACGTTCTCAGACAGTCAACTCCCAGACCGTACTCTCTCCAAGTTCGCAATTCTTGCTTTGTCATACCTAGCATTTGGGCAGGGCGTTTTTCTTTCCAGCCCACCCACTCCAGCTTTGGAGCCGCTGTTTGCGGGGCAAGTCCGGTATAGTAGCGATGTGTCATTTCACCGTTGATTCCATCGCCCACCAGGTTTCCCAGCCCTGCGGTTACCAGGTTCTCAACATTGGGGTGCTTAAAATACAGCCGCAGGTATGCCACCGGGTAAAACGTTTTTGCTGCGTTTGATTGCTCCATGTACTCCCACAGCTTGGCATTCTCTGCGCCGGTGCCGCCCAAATCTGGCAGGTTTGCGGCGTACATTTTCGGGCAGCCAATATCATCTACCAGTTTTGCGCGCTGTACCCACGTGCCCAGGTTCCGCCAACTGCCAGCCATAGCGTTGTACTGGTAGTGCGCCAGCTTGATGATCCGCCGGCCATCAACCACAAAGGCGTTAATAGCGTTCCGCTCGGTGTGGCGGTAACCTTCGTACATGTGGCGCTCAATGCACCACTGCGTTAATACTAGGCAGTTTTCCGCAACGGTGGGCACCGCGATAAAGTCTTGGGCTGCCCGCCCGTACCGCAGCTCCTGCACGTTGCGCAGCTGCGTTTGAGCACCGCACAGGGGGCATACCATGGTTTCGCCGTTTCGCTTTTTGTCAATGGTGTCTTGCTCAACGTTCACGACCTGCACGCCGCTGGTGTTCTGGTATGTCAGGTTTGGGCTGCAGGGCGCGCCATAGGCCGGGACGTATTCCGCCAGATACCAGCTTTCGCACTCGCTGCACCACAGGGCGGCAGGGCGTATGGCGGCACTGGGGCGCAGATCAGCCCGGAAATCTTCGCAATCCAGGCGGGATTCGGCATCATCCCGTGATATGCACCGGTAACTTGTTACAGCAAACGGCTTTCTACCCAGGGCATCCAGATAGCGTTCAATGTCGTCCGGCGGTGCGGTTGGTATCATGGCCACATATTCTTCCAGTGTTCTCATGGCGCTGCCCTCTTACATGAAGTCCATGATGTTCAGGCGCTGGCGCTTGGGGCGTTCTGCCTGGGCGGGTGCGGTACTCTGGTCGCCAGCAGCGGCTTGCCCGCTCTCCGGCAGGCCAAAATGCACGCGCAGGATACCCGGCACGGCCGGGCCGGGGCAGCAGGCAGAACCGCCGCTTTTGTGCTTGTTGGCATAGTCGTGGATCGCTTTCTCGCAGGTTTTCAGATCATGTGTTCCGGCTTCAAAATCCGTAACAACCACCCTTGCCTCGTCTTCGTTCATGCCATTGATGGTGTTTTTCAGGTCTTCGGCCACGCACCACAGCAGGCTACCACTTTTCTCTTTTTGCTGCATGGCCGCAGCCATTTCCAGCGCTTTTTGCTTGTTTTCCATTTGCGTTTACTCCCTATTGTTTTATTTTTATCCCGCCGGGGTGGGGGATAACGTTGTATTACCTGCGTTTCCGGCGTAGCTTGATGTACATCCGCCATTCGGCCCGCTCCTCGTTATAGCTGGGCACAGCCCCCAAAAATCTGTAACCGGGGTAGCGCTGCTCCCAATAATCGGCATCGTCCACGCGCAGGGTGCAGGCATCGGCCAGCTTACGCGGGGTCCAGTGGGTATCGTTGGGGCGGGGATAGGTGGGCCGCTCTAAGCCGCGGCTTGCATGCCAGCTTTTGCGGCGGCGGGGGTATTTCAGCATGTACTTTGCCAGCCCTTCCAGGCTGTCGTGTTCCGGCTGCAGGCGGTCGGCGTTGACGGTGCCCAGCGGTTCCCGGCTGCGGCCGGTGCACCACAGATCTTCCAGCGCATCACGCAGGGCGGCGCGGTGGGCGGCGGTCAGGCCGTCAACCTGCAGCACCATGTGGTGGTGGTATCGCACCTCTTTCAGGCCGTTGGCGGGGTCGGCTTCCTGATTCTCCGTCACGCACACCCACTTGATGGGTGTTGCATCCTGCCAGTTTTTCCGGGCCAGCCAGCGGCGCACCCGTTTCAGGTAGTTGTACACGTCCTTCCAGGCTGCTTCGTCATCGTCCGGCAGCCACATGTCTTCATAGGTCAGGGTCAGCGCAAAACCGCGCTGGTCAAAGTTGGTGTTCAGCAGCTGCACCAGCAGCCGCGCCGACCGTTCCCGGTTACGCTTTTGCTGGGCAAGGCTGCTGGCAAATTGCTTTTTTCCGCGGGGACCTGCCCGGTGTTCCCGCTCCGTGATCCAGCAAAAATCTACCTCGGCATAACTATCGCCGCAGATTGTTTTCTGCTCACGGATGTATTGCTTTCTGGTAGTTTTCATGCTGTTCACTTCTTTTCTTTTTGTGGGGGAGAATGGACCTTGAAATAACCCCTATACAAGCCGCCCACACGGCCCCCCCCCCTCGGACCGTTTGGCGGCAGCCTTTTACGGCAGCTCAGCCACGCGCTATTATAATAAGTAAGCTGTGCCCGGTTTTGCGAAAGCCGCCGCCCTGGTTTAAGGGCTGCGGCTTTGGTTCACGCTTGGGTTTCTTTTGCAGGGCCGCCCATCAGGCGGTCGTGAATGATTGCAGTTTTTGTTTCAATAATGCGTCGCTGGACCGCGGCTAAAAGGCCGCCAACCACCGATACGCCGCATTCAGGTCCCGCTTTTTCCATCTCAGCCAGCAGGGCTACCAGCACGTCTTTGTTGCTTGGCTGCGCCTTTTGCTTCTTGTGCATTATTTCTCGCAGTCCCAGGAATACCATCTCGGCCCCACGCGGCTGCGGCAGCCCCATCGTTCCCATAATCAGCTTGATGCACTTTTTCCTTGTCATTGATTCCATCCTTTCTGTTTTACTGTTGGCCGCCAACCCGCCGGGGTGCAAGTGTCTTTTTTAAGGCGGTGGCGGTTTGCGGTATGCTGTCCATATAGGCAAACTGCTTTTCATAGGCCCGGCGCTTGGCATCCTGGGCGCAATCTGCTTTGTAGCGCTCGCAGTTGGCGTGGCAGCCAATGCGGCGCTGTTGGCAGTTTTTACAGCTTCGTTCCATCTATTCAACCCCCTGTTCTTTGGCGGCGCATCCCGGTGTTGATCCGGGCGGCATGGGCTGCTTGGGCCATGCCGGTGCCGCACACGCGCCATAAAACCCGCCTGCCCAGGCGCACCCGCGGCGCTTGGCAATCTGCACGCAGGGGCCTGGCACCCGGTGGAAAAAGCCGGGCTGGGAATCTAACAGGCGGCCGCCGGGCACAAGCCTGGAGTAGTGGCCGGTGCCGGGCGTTGTGCATTACCTGCACAGTGGTGTTGCCGTACTTGCCCACGCAGCAACTGTGGGAGGATTCAGGGGCCGCCGCGGCCTCGTGCGGCTTTGGCGGCATATCTGCCCCGCCGGGGCGGGGTTATTGGATTTTGTAGTGCTCGGCCAGCTTTTTCAGCACAGCCGGGTGCAATATGGATAGCTCAAACCGGGTGCGGCAGGCATCGCCGGGCGGACTTACCTCGCCCAGCTTGGCCAGGTACTGGTTGTACAGCCAGCCCATAACGGGGTGGGCAATGTTCATCATGTACCAGGGCGGGCGCTTGGGGTTCTGCTCTGCGGCCTTGCGGCGTTCCTCAATGATCAGCGGGGCCAGCCGGTCAATCAGGGCTGCGCGTTCCTCCGCCGTCATTGGCGGCCGCCTTTGCCAGGGCGGAATACAGCATCATCATCGTGCAGCCGTTCCGCGTCCCGCATGGCATTGCGGTAGCCTACATCCCGGCCACTGGTCCAGGTAGCCAGCAACCCCAGGGCCACAACCCCGGCAGTAATAAGATAGCAGATCATTATTTCAGCACTTCCTTCACATCGTCCAGCAGATCGGCTGGTATCATTCCGGCCTGCATCATGTGGTGCAGGCTTTCCCGGTATGCGTGCAGGCGGCCTGCCAGCTCTGCCGCCTGGCAGATCAGCATGCCACGCGTGCCGGGGTTGTGTACGCCGTTGGTGCTGCGCAGTATAATGCAGTAGGTTTTGCGGGTGGCAGCGGTGTTTTCCACCAGCCAGGCCACAGCCTCCTGCGGCGTCATTGGTGCGTCCATGGCTTTTTCCCCCTCCCCGTGTTCGGCATCTGCGCGGACAAAAACGCCGCCGCGCAGCGCTCGCAGAATTTCTCGTTGTTGACCGCCGGGCTTTTGCACTCAAATGCAAGCCCCAGCTGCGGCGCAAGGTATTCCGGGCAGGCCCAGTGCAGGTAGCTGGTGGCGGCCATTCTGGCGGTGCAGTGGCGCAGGCCCCGCAGGGTGTTGTCCACGCAGCCAACCTTGACGATCCGCTCTTCCTCTTCCAGTTCCTGCAGCCATTCCAGCACCGTCATGGCTGCACCGCCGTGTTCTGATTCTGCGGAGTAACAATCTCCGTTTGCCCCATTCCCTGGGCTTCGTACCGCCAACGGGCGGCCTCATTCGCCTGGTGCGCCGCAATGCTCAAAGTCAGCACCAGCGCCGCGGCCATGGTCAGGGCAAGCACTTCCCAGCGGGCGGCTTTGTCCTGCGCTTTGGCGGCTTCCTGCTGGGCAACCTCGGCGCGGTAGTTGGACTGCCAGCTGTCGTATTCGGCGTTCTGCTTTTCCCAATCCTTGCGGGCGGCGGCGCGCTCTGCCGCATTGGCGCGGGTTTCGGCGCGGACAACGCGCTGTGTCAGGGTTACCCAGCGTTCGGCATTGCTGGGATTTCCGTCATTGATAGACCGCAGCACGGCAGTCATGTCGGTCAGTTCTCTTGTTTCCATTGGTTGGTGTCCTCCCATTGGGGCGGGTAGCTTAATACCGCGTCCATCATGCAGCCGCAGGCCACGGCGGCTTCCAGTGTGTTGGCCCAGTCCTGCCGCCGCCGGCCGCGCTTTGCCGCGGCGTACAGCAGCTCTTCCACCAGGTTCTGGGCGGTCGATCCGCGCACGGCCAGCGGGTGGCGGCGCATAATCAGCTTGCCCAACGGCTGGCGGATGTGCAGGTCAGACGTTCTTGTGCCCACTTCCTGCGCCGCGTCCAGCCGCATTGCCGCCAGCCGCCACATATCAGACCGCACAAGGCGCGCGGCTTCATACGCCACGGCGTACAGGGCAGCTTCCAGCGCATAGGCGTCGGCGGCTTTCTGGGCCGCCGGGGTGCTGGCGGTCGAGACGTCAATGATCCGGCAGGCGCGCGCCAGCTTGTGAGTGCTCTCCATAATGCCGGCGCTGGTTACGTCCTGCAGTTTTTTGGTCGCCATCAATCGCAGGGCATCCGTGCCCATGTTGGCAACAGCATCCCCGCTTGCACACAGGGCAGCGGCCCAGGCGCGTTCTAACGGCGTCATGCCGCGCCGCGGGGAAATATTTGGTTTGGCATTTTCCATTCAGGGGTCCTTTCTGCCGGGGTGGGGGTGTTCAAGCCCCAACCACCAGCGCCAGCAGCGCGTGGTGGATCGCCCACAGGCAAAGGTACCACGCCGCGCCGCAAAGGCAATAAAATAAAAACTTTTCCATCGGTTACTCCAGGTAATGTACTTTAAGCGCAGCCCACCCGCCCAGCAGGCAGCAGGCCAGCCCGGCCAGGGCAGACGCTCCTCCGCCCTGGGCCAGGGCAGTTACGGCACACAACACGCCCAACCCGCAGGCCGTTAGCGTGAAATTGGCGAAAGCCTTGCAAATGGGGCTGATGTGGGGTAAAATACAGGTGATGAAATTTTTCGTCTGGCCGTCACGGTGCTGCAACACCGGGGCGGCTGTTTTTGTTTGGGGCATGAGTTTATTCCTCCTTTTCGTCAAGGTCGTAGATTGTGCTGCCGCCGGACTTGCTGCGGATGTACCCGGTTGTGATGTGCCTGTTGTTCGGGTCACCAAGGACAGTTTCATTCTTCACGTCCTTGAATGTGACATCCGGCGAAATCTTGATGCCGGGACCGTTTTTGAGCTCAAAACCTTCGGTGGTCTGGGTTACGGTTGTGTTGCCCATGCGGGTTGTGGTTTTTTCGGTGTTCATGGGGGATACCTCCTTTTAGCGATGCTGCATAAGCCAGCGTTCGATTTTTTCGCAGATGTGACAGATGTTGTCAAGAAAATTGACTTTCTGCTCAGTAATAAGTATCTTGAGAACAAGAATTAAGAGTTCCATTGTTCTGTGGTAAATTCTTTTGCTCCCGCCCTATCTCATGCACAGGGACATTCCTTCTTTCGTGACGGATACGAATTGATCTACTGGCCCTACTGGACCGGTAGTCCAAAAACAACGACTTATACCCTGCAAAAGACTGAGCACTGATAGACAGGTGATGCCCCTGTGCATGAGACAGGGCATGAGGTTGAGAAAACGGTTTACAAGGGTTCAGCAAATCTGGCGGGCCAGAACGGTTGCGGGGATTCGCTTGCCGCGTCCGCTTGTAATCCAGCCAGATAGGGTAGTGATGCAGCGCACCGATGCGTAGGTGTCATCGCCGTACACAATCCGCGCGGCTTCTTTCACAGTAACAAGCTCACCGGAAGCCTGGCTGCGGATGCGTTCAAGCGCATCGCGGTAGCCGTCTTTTTCTCTTGCCATGGATATCCTCCTTTGAAAATGTTCATTCTCTGCTCCATTCCGGCTCAAAGTCCGGACTATGGGACAGGGGTTGTGGTAGAATGGGTTTATGGGTTGGGGGATATAAGTCTCTTGAAAGCTTCGTTGAACTCGGCTTCGGCCTTTTTGGGCGAATAGTGCCCATTCAATACCTGGGAAACATACTTGGGGTTCTTTCCCATTTCGGCCGCCAACTGCTTTGCGGTAACGCCCGCGTTGTGCATTCGTCCAACAAGTTCGCCCGTCCATTGTGCAGGCATACAAATCTAACCTCTCTTTCTACTAAAACTTGACTTTGGTTAGATTTTGCGATAAGATAAAAGCGCCAACAAATATCAGCGCAAAAATCTTTCCAAAGCCAACAGACTGTGGGGCTTTCTATGCCTTACTAGATTCAATCTGTGTCACTATAATATCTGAATTTAGTTAGAAAGTCAAGCGTTAAATCTGAATTTGGTTAGTTTTGAGCGCTCTGTACAAAAAGGAGCGTCGGAAATTGTGTTTTATGACATGTATGCTGCTCTTTGCAAAAGCAAAGGCATAAGTCTTAGCCGTGCGGCAGACGAAATTGGGCTGAGCAATTCAACTGTGACCAAGTGGAAAAAGACCGGGGCTACACCTTCGGGCGATACCCTTACCAAAGTAGCAGCGTATTTCGGGGTATCTGTGGACGATTTGATCAGTGATGCCCAGACAGAGGTTGGTATGCAGGACCAGCTGATTGCCTTTTATGGCAAGGTAAAAGACCATTTGACGGAAGATGACATTGACGACATTATGGCGTCCATGCGCGTGAAGGCAGAACGGAACAAACGAAAAGGAACCGGAGGTTAAACAGGATGAACACGTCTGTCGGTGCAATGTATAATGACCTGCAGGGGCTTGGCGTGGATGTGGCCGAATTGAAGCTCAAAGCCAACACAGCTATTGCTTTTATGGATAATTTTCTGGTCATTGACCGTTCGCGCTGTAAGACGACTGCTAAAGAGCGAACCGTGCTAGCTCATGAGGCGGGGCACTATCTGAGTGGGGCGTTCTACTTGGCGTACAGTCCATACGAGATCAAAGAACAGGCTGAAAACAGGGCGTTTGCGGCTTCGGTTGAAAAGTACCTGCCGGTGTCTGAGCTGCGCCAGGCTATGGCCCGTGGATTCACTGAGCCATGGCAGCTGGCGGAGTATTTCAGCTTTGACGAAGATTATATAAAAAAGGCCCTGCACTATTGGACAGAGTGCAGGGGAGTAGACTTTAATCAAACAATATAAAAAGGAGCCGTTTTTATGAATGCTTTAACGGGATGCCTGGGATTTTTCCTCATTCTTATACTGCTGGTTTATGCTTGGCCGTTATTGCTGATTCTGGCCTTGATTGTGCTTGTGTATCAAATCTACGCGGTGATCTATTTTAAGGGTGAAAAATTCGGAGCCATAAAAGAGACGATACAAAATCATATCCGAGACTGCAACGATCTGAACGACCATATTGAGGAACTGAAGAACACAGCCCTTGTGGTAAACCGTATCGACTACGGCGAGGCGGCCTATCACGACAACAGTCGCTGGAATGTCAAACGTGATGCACTGAAAAAGCGGGTCTATGCACCCTATATTTACGAGTGTTCCCGCACCGTTTGCGATAACGCACGGAAAGAACCTTTCAAGTACATCTGCAAATATTTCGGTATCAAGGCTGACGAGGAAACCCTTGGAAAATTTGAAACAGCTTTGAATGATTTCTCCGCAGCAGAAGATGGCAAGGTTGCCTTAAAAGCAGAGCGGGCGGCAATTCTGGAGAGCATTTCTGCAGATATTCCTTGGGCCATCAAAAAGTTCAGCCAGAAGAAGCTGGAAAAGAATCTCGGATTTGAGGAAGTAGACTTCAGCACCCTGTACTTTCCGAAATATGAGTTTAAGTATACCAGCGCGGGCGGAAATACGGGTACGACCTACGACATCGTTATGGATATTGACAATCTGAACCGCTTTGTTGTCTATTTGTCCGAGAAGATCAAGTTCAGCAAGAGCGTGGCCGGTCAGCGGGCGCTTATGACCAGCAAGCTGCGCCAACATATCAAGGAACGCGATCACTATACTTGCAGACACTGCGGCGTATCTACTGCGGACGAGCCGCACCTGCTGCTGGAAATCGACCACATTGTGCCGGTATCCAAGGGGGGCTTGACGACCGAGGACAATCTGCAGACGCTTTGTTGGCGATGCAACCGGAGTAAGAGTAATAAAACGGTATAAATAAAAAAACGCCCCCGGTGCGCCAACACCGAGAGCGTTTCCATAGATCAGCTTGCCCACAAAAGTGGATACAATCGACCCGACAATCGTATTGTACCACCTCCGGGCAGGCTTTACAAGCAATGCTTGTAATTTCGCCTGCGGCGAAACCGCCTTGTGCGGTCACAGGCCACGCGTGGCCTGTGTTTGGCGCTCCCCACCCGCTTGCGCGGCTGTGGCCCCACGCGCCAAAACCCGCAGCTTTACAAGCTATACCTATAGTGTCGGGGGAGGGATTTGATTTGGGACAGGTAAAAAAGCGGGCAGACGGATATATTGAAAAAAAGCGAAAAATAAACGGAAAAGTTGTACATTTTTACGGCAAGACTGCCCGCGAAGTACAGCGGAAGATTGACGAAGCCCTAGAAAATGCGGTAAAGGCAAAGGAAGAGAGCGAAGTTTTTGACATTGTTGCAGAACAATGGTGGAAAGATTATCTAAAAAGAATCAAAGCCGGGAATGCCCGTGCTTATCATGGGGCATATGTGAGCATTCTGGAATTCTTCGGCGGGTATGCAATGGCAGAAATCACCCCGGCAATGATTGTGCTGTGGAACCAGAAGCAGGCCGCGCAGGGTAAGGCAGGAAGCACAATCCGGAATGCAAATAGCGTTCTTAACCTCATTTTCAAATACTGGTGCATACAGAGCGATAACACCTATAATCCGGTCGCTTTTGTTGATCTTCCGCGCGGATTAAAAAAAGAAGAACGCAAGCCGCCAACGGAAGAACAGGTGGCAGCTGTAAAAGCTCACCCGGAGGGCTTTGGACTGTGTGCGTGGCTGTTTATGTACACAGGCTGCCGCCTTGGGGAAATTCTGGCATTGCAATGGCAAGATATTGATTTTGAAAGAAACGAAATAAGCATAACAAAAGAAGTCTCCTGGGTTAATTCTCAGCCAACGATACAGACCCCCAAAACAAAAAATGCAATCCGAATCGTTCCGCTATTAGCTCCACTCAAGCAAGAGCTTTTGGCCAGAAAACAGAAAGCAGATAATTATTTGCTTGGCGGCGAAGCGCCATTAAAAATGTATGAATACAGGCGACTATGGCTTGATTATTGTAAAGACCTTGGAATGGTCGAAATAGACTATGCAGCAGAGCAGGGGAGAGAGCGCAAGTATCACAAGGCATATGGCCCGGAGCGTAAGCGCAAACCTCCTACAACCCATCTGTATAAGCCGGCAGTTACGGCCCATCAGTTCCGGCACGAGATGGCAAGCGCCATGTATGAAGCTGGTATAGGAGAGCTTGAAACGCAAAAGATTTTAGGCCACGCCGACATATCAACAACCCGTAAGATATACACACATATTAAAGAGCGGCAGATAAAAGAAGCAGAAAAGGTCTTAAATTCTTATTTTGAAAGTAAGGTCGTAGAAAAGTCGTGAAAACAAAAAATATAGCGATTATTCGTCAAAACAAACAGGTTCGATTCCTGTCGCCAGCTCCAAAATATCCCGGCAGTTTTATAACTGCCGGGATATTTTTGTATCAATCCTATATTTTGTAGCACAAAAAGGTAAAAAGTACCCCCGGCACAGGGTCAGCCCTGAGCCGGGGGGCGGTATATTCAGGAAAATGAGATGGACTGAATGGCAAATACGAGAAGCAGATCTTAGCCCATATTGAGCAAGTTGCTCTTCATAGTTTTCAGCTCTTTTTCCAACTGGTCTTTTTCTTTGGTGTATGCCTGGTAGTCCTGCATCTGCTCCATCACGGCGGGGTCGCTGGCAGTCAGGTAGCCGCTGGTCATGGAGGTGGTGGTGCTGAACTTTTTCTGCTGGCCGTTAAAGTCGATCACCAGGAACTGATCCGTAGAGGGCAGTACCTTGCCCACGCCGAACATTTTGTGGGTTACTTCGCAGCCGGTCAGGTCGGGCAGGGCAGTGGGGCTTGCCAGCAGCTCCTGCAATTTCTGCTCCTTTTCGGCGATCTGCATGCACAGGTTGGCGCGCTCGGCTTTCTGTTTCACGGCCTTGGTGCGTTCTTTGGCGGTTGCCGTGCGGGAAAAGCCCTTGGGGTAATAGCCGTTTACATAGGCGCTGTGCATGATATCATACACCAGCAGATGCAGCTGGTCATTGATGCCGTGCATGGTGTTTTTCAGCCGCTCGGTGTGCAGGCGGGTCAGCTCATCGTATTTGGGCAGCTCGTTCAGCAGGTCATCGCACATGGCGTAATATTGGGTCAGGTTAAAGGCCGCGCCGGTGCCAAAGTCTTCGTCATAGCCGAAATAGGCGGCCCAGGCTTTGGCTTCGGCGGGAACAAAGAAGTAGTTATCCTCCGGCTCCAGCAGGCTCAGGTACAGCGCGGCGCTGCCGGCCGTCTGAGTGAACTTGGCCATGCGCGGCAGGCAACGGCGGAAACGGCCGTTGACCTGGTCGGCAAACATTTCCACGCGGCCCTGGCGTTTTTTCAGGTCACCGTCATCATCATTGAACAGCCAGCGAAAACACTCGCGCACAAGCTCAACTTCCGTGGGGTGCATCATCAGGGCCTGCATGCCGCCAATGGGCTGCAGGGCGGGCGTGTCCATCACGGCACGGGCCTGCTGTGTGGCCTGGGCAAACATGGCAGGAAAATCCACCGCGTCGATATCCCAGTTTGTGCCAAAGCAGTTGATGGCTTCCCAAACGCCATTTTCTGCGGTTTCGCCATCGGTCAGGCTGCGGATATACGGGGCAAGGATCGTGTTCAAAGTTTCAGTGTTCAAGCTCAAAACGTGATACCCTCCAATGAATTACAATGAATTGCCGCCGCCCGCCGCAAAGGTTTTTATTGGGCGACAACCTTTTTATTATACGAAAAAATCAGGGCTTTCGTCAAGGCATTGCGGAGCAAAAAGGATGAAAAAAGGCACCGGCGGTGAAAGCAGGTACACCGCCGGTGCCGAAAAATAAAACAGGGATAAGTGAGATATAGACAGGGGAGAACGCCGCCTTGCAAAAGGCAGGCCGCCGAATGGCTCAGGTATGGAAAACGCCAATGGTGGGGTTGATAAAATCAACGATGAGCAAAAACGAGATGACAGCCAGCATGCCGATCAGGCAGAAAAACATGCGGCGCAGCCAGCGGTTTTTATCGGTAAGGATATCCCGGTACTGCTTGTCTTTGTTCTCAAGCTCCCGCATGTACTGCTGACGGGTGGCGTCCAGGGTTTTGGCATAATAGTTCTGCATGGAAAGCAGCAGCTGCATCACGTTGGAATCCAGCAACTGGCCGTTTTCGCTCTCCAACTTTTGTAGGCCGGTGATCGCATCCAGCGAGCCATCCATGGCGGCAACGATCGCGGCGACATCACGGAAGCTGGGATTCTCGGTCTGGCCGCTCAAAATGCGGTTTACGGTGCTGAGGGGCACCCCGCTTGCACTGGAGATTTGCTGCAGGGTCAGGTTTTGTTCGGATTTCATATTTTTCAACGTTTCCACAATAGATTCTTGCATGAACCTCCTCCATTTCCCAAATCTGGGAAAGCCTAAAAGGACGTTTCTCAGATTTGATGGTTTACAATTCCGGCAGCCTCTGCTACAATTCACATAATGTTTCCATAAGGCGATGGGGAAACAGGAAAGACCCCACCGCTGCTAGGGGCAACGTGATCCCCCGGCAGGAAGCATCCCGAAATGTGCCGCAAAACATGCCACTATTTTAATATGACTTTTATAATTTGTCAAGAATTGTAAGAACTGTTAAAAAATGGATGTCTGCGGTATGGTGGGGAAACTGTTTGGGCTGTGGAAGGGGGCCGAGAACGATTTACCAGTATCTTGCGGTGGAACAAACCCTGTTCAGCTGTGAACTTGGCCGCTATACTGCTTTTGGAATTGCGGCCCAAAAGCGGGTACCGGATAGCTGGCGGCAGATTGCATTTGTCCCAGATATTTGCACCAATGCCCAACAGGCACAGCGCCTGGCGCAGCTGTGCACACAGGGGCAGCTGGAACCCATCCATTTGATGGATGTAATTGAAGATTTTGTGGCAGACCCTTGTTCCTGGCCATAGAGGGCCTGGCTTGCCGCAGAAATGTTAAAATCCCCCGGATCGTATAGAATCCGAGGGATTACGTTTTTATTTTGGGTGACTGATTCGTTTGGAGAAGGGGGATGCCTTTGGGGCAAAACGGACCGCAGGGACAGCTCTCAGGCGGAGATGGCCGACCTGCAAAGCACTTTGGGCATATTCTCCCAAAGCCGTAACAGCTTGTCCGGGGCATCAAGAAGGTCGCCCACTGCAAATATTACAGCAGCTGCACACCAGCGCGCTCGCACACGGCTTTGGTCTCGGCATCCCACAGGCTGACCTGCACTTCGCCGATGTGGGCCTTGCCCAGCAGCAACATGCACAGGCGGCTCTGGCCAATGCCGCCGCCCATCGTCAGGGGCAGCTTGCCTTCCAGCAGCATTTTGTGGAACGGCAGTTCCGCACGCTCCGGGCAGCCTGCGGCTTCCAGCTGGCGGGTCATGGCGGCCGGGTCCACACGGATGCCCATGCTGGAAAGCTCCAGTGCACAGCCCAGCGCTTTGTGCCAGAACAGAATATCGCAGTTCAGCGTCCAGTCATCATAGTCAGGGGCACGGCCATCGTGGCGGATGCCGCTTTTCAGCTGGCCGCCGATCTGCATGATGCAGACGGTGCCATGGGCGCGGGTAAAGGCGTTTTCGCGCTCTTTGGGGGTCAGGTCGGGGTACAGGTCTTCCAGCTCCTGGGTGGTGATAAAGGTCGGCTCACGGGTCAGGCGGATGGCTTTCAGCTCCGGGAACTTCCAGCGCAGCTCGTCCGCAGTGGAGCAAACGGCATCCACAATATCGCGCACGGTTTCCTGCAAAAAGGGCAGGGTGCGGTCCTTCGCGGTGATGACCTTCTCCCAGTCCCACTGGTCTACATAAATGCTGTGCAGGTTGTCAAGCTCTTCGTCGCGGCGGATGGCGTTCATGTCGGTCACAAGGCCCTGGCCGGGGCGGAACCCATACTCAGCAAGGGCATAGCGTTTCCATTTGGCCAGGCTGTGCACAACTTCAGCGCGCTCATCCAGGCAGGGTACATCAAAGCTGACGGGGCGCTCCACGCCGTTCAGATCATCGTTCAGGCCGCTGCCGTTCAAAACAAACAGCGGGGCGGTAACGCGCTTCAGGTGCAGGGCGGCACACAGCTTTTCCTGAAAGATGGTTTTGATGATGCCGATGGCCCGCTGGGTATCGTACAGGCCCAAAAGATCATGATAGTTTTTGGGAATGGACGTTTTGGACATAAATATTCCTCTTTTCCTCTCTACTTGCAGGGCAGCGTATGACTGCACCTTGAGCCGGAACGCCAGGCTGTGACAAATTCCGGCAAATTACACCGCATTTATTATAATCCCTGCGTCCGTCTGCGTCAAACAAAATTCGCCGATGACGTACAGGATATACAGCAAAACTAAAAATAACGGCCCGCACTGCATTTGCAGCCGGGCCATTTGATATTTAGGGCAATACCGCATAATTCTAAGTGCCGATACGGCGAGCGAGGTGCGGCAGCTGCTAGGCCAAAAGCGCAGA